TACCGCCCCGCCGCCAACAACGGTAGCCCCAAATGTGGGGGCCGTGGCATTGGTCACAAAAGCTCTTGCGCCCACACCAGCAGTTGCGGCGCTTGGCAGGGTTGCCACGGTGTAATTGCCCGATGTGTGCAACTTGCCCAGCAATCCCTCTAAGCGATTGAAATACAAACGCAAAACGTTGTTTAAAGCTTCTTGGTAGCGCGAGTCATACTGACCCGGCGCAAGCGGCAAGTTAGGCGCTGGGATGGCCTCAAGTGTGTAATCTGAGGTGACAATCATGCGTTGCCTCGCTTGCCGTCCGGCTTAATGTCAATACGCGGTGCGCCTAGCTGCCATTGGCTGCCCACTTGCGCGTTATCTACTTTAAACACCATCTGGCGCCCGCGAACACGAACAAAGACCTGCCCCGTGAATTTTTCAACGGGCACGGTGGTTGTGCGGGTAATCGTTGCGTAGTTCACGCCGCCCTCAGATTGCGGGTTGTTGTAACCAGAGCCAGAGTTCGCCAACGGAATCAAAGTCATCGTGACTTGCGGGTTGGCAGCGGATGACCCCCGGAATGTAATGTCGGGCAATATGCGGTACACAAAACCAAATTGGTGACCGTCATCAATGTCAAATTCAGTAGACGCAATGAGCGTGCTCATGGGTTGCGGGTTGCCGTCCACGTTGTCATCTACGCCAAACTCATGGTAAAGCATACGACCACCGTAGGTGGTGGTGTTGCCCACAGTGGTACTGTTTACATAGCTTGTGGCTGTAGGGTTATCCCTTAAACCCGAATCCAACCACGCAGATCGTGACATTGAACCGTAGTACCAGATGTCTTCGCCGTAGTTGTAAACAACATACTTGTCAATCACGGTGCTGTTGGCAGAACAATAGAACCACCACACCTCGTTAAAGCCTTCGTTGGTTCCGCAGAAGAACTGAAGGCTTTGGTTTAAATTGATGTCGCTGTAGATGTATTGACGAAGGTCGCAGCGCAAAGTTTGGACGCGACCATCGTAAACATAGAACTTATCCACACCCATCCAATACACGCGCCCAGAGGCAGCTATTGCCGCGTTCTGGCTAACAATCGAAATGTTGTCGCCAAGCAACTGCGTACTCCACACCGCTGGCGGCCCTTGATACTGCATTGAATAAACGCTGGAGTCTGTGATAACCACAATCTCTTGACGGGTCTGAACGCAAGTTACGATGCGCGATCCGTGGGATAAACGCACACTGCCAGCCTGATTGGTGGCAGAGGGCGACCAATTGATGGCAGATTCTTGGTCTGACCAACGAATCAACATTGGATCTTGGTCAGAAGAACCGTAATCACTGCACCCAAACGCCATCACAAAATTGCTAACGTCTGACACAAAAATAAAGTTTTGAATAACTGGCACATCGGTAGCGCCCAAAATGCCAGATAGCAAAACGGCTCTTGCATTTAAACCGCCAGTGGCGCTCCAGTAATAAATTGGGCCTTGATATGGGCCAAACACCAAGTCTTGACCAAAGTTTTGCTGACTCCATAAGCGAATGGTGGACAAAGAGCTTGTTCCCGTGCCCCATGCGCCAGAGCCCCATGCACCGGCGCCCCATCCGTTTAAAGGTGCTTCGTATGCCGGGGCAGTATTGATTTGATATGCGGCAGAAACTGCTGCTCCACCGCCCGTGCCTGCGGATACTACGCTGCCGTAGGTGATTGTGTAGCCGCCCGAAACAATGCTGGCGATCTGATATTCACCGGAAATGGTCACGCCGCTAAATGCGGTTGCGCCACTAAAGGTTACAAAGTCGCCTTGAATAGCTCCGCTGGAGGGCGCGGCTACCGTGATGGTTGTGGTGCCGTTTGCCGTAAACGGATTGTTTGGCAGAGTTGTGGTCTGCCGAATAGGTGTAATGTCAAAAAACGCACCGCCCTGTTCAATATAGAATTTGAGGTTGGTGCCTACGCCCATCAGGTTTTGACCATACAGGGTGATCCAGTTCCACAGAGAACGGCAAACACCTAGAAATGTCGTAAGTGAATAAGGCGCCCAGCCACCGATCTTTTCGGGTGTGCCTTGGCGAAAACGTACCTTTTCAGACTCGTACCAGCCGCCAACGGACTCAGCACCACCTTGCACCGTACCCAAAGACTCGGAGGCGTAGCGGGTGTTTTCTTTGTTTACACCGGGCCTAAATAATATTTTCTTGAGCGGCATTTCAAGTCCTATGACAAAAACATGGCCCGCTCGTCAATTCGACGGTTTTGCAGCCCTTTAAGTATTTTGCCACCCGCCATGCAATACTTCAACAATTCTTCCGCCGCGCCCGCTGTGTCGCCGCGATTAAGTTTCTGGCGGAGCGTAGAACGCTGTAATGTGCCAAGGCCGACATTAAAAGAAAAAGATACAAGGCAATCATACATACCTTGTGTGAGTGGGATAGTGACCAGTTTGCTAACACCTGATTCAAAACGAGCCAAGTCTGCACGAAGTATTCCATCTATTTCTTCCGGTGAATATATGCGCATTTCCTCCTGCCGCACGGGAAATGCATTTCGGTCTTCTAGTTTGAGTTTGGCCTGCTCGGGCCACATGACATGCCCGACGCCAATCGTCCACAGGCGTGCCGGGCACTGGTAAGGTTTGTTCCTTACGCCTTCGTGGTGCTTGATGACTGCAATAGCTTTGTCACTAACATGCATTATCGTACCGATATAAACAGACCAACATTAGCAAATGCGTAGCCTGCGTACATCAGCGCACCGCCGACGTTACCTTTATATAGCTGCTCTAGCGCAATATATGCGTAGATTAGCCCGGTAATAACAATTAGTGGCGCACTCATTCGGCAAACAGCCTGCCTCGGAAGTATGCCTTGCCGTTGTCTCGCACAGCGCAGAACTCGGGGTGCAGCAGCATACCGTTATCCCATGTTAACACAGCAAAACCAGATTGCCAATTTAAACCGGGTTTACCGTTGCGGTAGGAAAACTCGTCTTGGTCTTCATCTGCCAGCATTCCCGTTTTAACCCCAAAATGGGTAGATTTAAACCCACGGTGGGTTTTTGCACCGAGTTCATGCGTATGGCCCGTGACTACAGTGCAACCGCCCTTAAGGGTGTCGTTCCAGCCAGAATGAATACCTGAGTGCCAATCATGAATCACCACGCAGTCGTCGTTGATGTCGATGCGTTCTGAGTCGATCCAGTGGGGCAGATGGTCTTTGAGCAAGAAGCCACCTATGCCCTCAAACTCTGGCACCTGACCAGACAGCCTAGTTTCAAAGCGCATGTCATGGTTGCCGTAAGTTCGCAGTAAGTGGGCGCCGGGCGGGCGGATTTTTTCAATGTCGCCTAAGCGCTCTTGGACGGCCTCAAGCTCTTGTTTAACCGTTGGGGATTTTTTCCAACGAATCCTGCTGTGGCGAGAAATAGTGCCCCCGTCGAGGATGTCGCCGTTTAAAATGATGGCTCGGATGTCCCTGCCATATTCAGCGACCACGTTACACAAAGCCTTATGAGCCATTGGAATGACGCCGGGGGAGTAGTGGGCATCCGAACCAATAACAACCATGCCGCTGTCGATGTTTAACTTATTCACCTCCTTGCGGGAGGACATGATTAAGTTGCCGGTTTCGTGGTTGTGTTTTGGCGACCCCCGAGTCTCAAACGCAGGCAAAATTACTTTTTGTTTAAATTCAACCCGTTTGCGCCGCGCATAAACTGCCCGTTCGCCCATGTTCAGAATTCTAGAAATCTCAGACGCGGATGGATGTTTTTGCCACAGCGCCACAAATTCGGCGTCTGTTAAGATCGGTTTTCCCATGTTTTCCCCAGTATTTTTTCAAGCACGTTGATGACACGGTGTTCCTCGTTTTCCATGCGAGCGTCGTTGTTTGCCCGCGCGGTTTGGATGAGGTCATATAGGAAGACATGAAGCACTTCGTGAAGTGCCGTCATTGACATAGACTGAGAGTTGATGGGTGTACCGGCAAAATCACCCAGTCTAAGGGTTGCCAGCCTAGCCCCGTCATCCATTTCGACGGAAGCCATTGCGTTCTTAGCGGGTTTGGTGCCCCGTTCTATGCGCCAATCATGCAGATTGAGCACCGTCTGCCAATGCTCAATATATGTATCAAACTCCTTGGCCTGCGCTTGGTTAGGGATGTTTTTCATGGTTCAATTTTGATAGCAAACCATGACGGATACATTACACTTTTATATCCACATGGCTCATGGTTTCATTGTGGGCACCATTTTTTAGCGCATTTGCACCCAAATAGGCTTCTTGCGCCTGTCTAACCCTGTCCCACTTAGCAGCTTCCAATCGTTGTGTTTCACGCTGTTGTTCAACATTTTGAATGGTCTGCCGGTTCATCTTTTGCAGGTTCTTTAGGTTTTCGTGGTGACGAACCCGGGCAAGCTCATCATCCCGCTGGGTTTTGATGAAGCCGTAGTTCTGGTGAACAGGCCCGGTGACTTTCATTTCCCAAACGCACGGCCCCCGAAGTGGAACGCTATGATGCTGGCAAACAGGGCTTGGGTGTCGTTGTCCCAAAGCTGGTCAGCCAAGTCATTAAAAGATGCGCCAGAAGCAATACCATGATAGGCAAGGCAGGCGTCGATCCCGACTAGGAGAAAGAAAAAGCCGTAAGTAATAACCGGGCGGACGCTGGCGCGTAGGTTTTTCATCCATGTGCTTGTCCCTTCGTTTAAAGCTGTGTCATGGGCATATACTGCCTGCATTTCTGCTTGTTGGGCGCTAATCAATGACTGCTTCTCAGCCGACTTTGTTTCGATTTCTAATTGCTGGGTATGGATATTCTCCACCCGTTCTTGTGCCTCAAAGCCC